TCTTGGCAATAAGGTCACCGATAAGCGGCTGGGTTTTCTGAAAGGATTACCGACATGGGCTACCTTTGGTCGCGGTTGGTCAAACCGAATAAACGACGTTTATGCTGTTGTGCGGGACTTGTGCTCGCGCTAAGTGGCTGCGCGGACCTGAAATATACAGAGTGCGTTCTGCGCGACCGCACGTCAAATCCGTGTAACTGACATGATGCACCCTGACCATTACGACTTGTTCATTAAGGCGATGATGGCCGGGCTTGCGGCGATAATAGCGACCTTTGCGGTTAAAGTAGGTGTGATGGCCGCGCATATATGGAGTGAACCATGATTACGAATTGGATGACGACCATTCCGGGTCTTATCGCTCTTGCCAGCGTTATTTGGCACGCTTGGCAGTCTAAGACGGTGAACTGGGAAGATCTTCAGAACGCGCTTGTCGGTCTGGGTCTTGTCGCCGCTAAAGACTGGAACGTGACCGGCGGCAGCAAGCCGAATGATTGAAGGGGTCAGGTCGCAGCGCCAAAGACTATTGACGAAACTGCCGCTGATCTTGATGCTGGCAAGTTTTAGTGGGTGTCAGTCGACCAGCAGGTGCCCCCCGCTGGTCGACTATTCGGCCGAACTCCAAACCAAAGCGGCCAAAGAGTTACGCGCTCTCCCCAATGACAGCGCTATTGCTAGGCTCGTCCAAGATTACGGCCAGCTCCGGCGAACTTGCCGCCTTTAGATTCTTAGAGATATGCGCGACTTTCATGTTATCGCGGCGTTTATACGCGGCTTCTGACCGACTGCCATGCGAAGTTGCATAATCAGCGGCAAAAGTTGCGGCAAATAGTTCATAGTTAACCGCGTCAATATGGCTGTCTAAATGATTCGGCGTATTAAACGCCCGCGCATTCTTTACACAAGCCATTATTATCGCGATTTCATACGGATGAAATTCACGGCCAATTCGCAGCGTCGCCAGATCGGCGGCAAGCTGAAAATTATTCTCTATGCCACCGTAGCCTTCGCCGCGTTGGTCAATAATATCAGCGGCTTGCGCCAGTAGTTCTTGAGGGTTCATTTATGATCTCCATAATGGCCGCCCTTTCTCGCAACATTCTCAGCACCGTATAGCGCTGATGCAGCCGCACTAAGATGGTTGACCGGCGGGCGTGCCTAGTCTCATCTTCCAGTAGGTCTAAGACCTCCTGTTCCGTCAGATCAGCGAGCTGATCGTTAAGCGATTTCCAAGTGACAGGTTCTGTCATTTCAACTCTTCCAAGGCTATTTCAGCCAATGTCCGTTTATCGTGTAGCGCGGACCATATTCGCTCGTCAATAGTTTTATTACACATGATGAGATAGCACCACACGTCTCGCGTTTGACCGCTGCGGTGCAGTCGGCCGACCGTCTGTTCAAACAGCTCCAGCGACCATGGCAGTGATAGAAACACAATCTTGTTGCCGCCGAACTGGAGGTTGAGCCCATGACCGGCGCTTTTGGGGTGAATTGCCAGCAGTTCGATTTTGCCGGCATTCCAACGCTCTACGGCGTCGGGCGCGTCTATTGTAGTAACATTAAATAGTATTTTTAGTTCTGCTAACTCTTCTTTGTAATTGTAGACGACGATGGTGTTGTCGCGCTGGTTTTCGTCGAGGATGTCTCGGAGAGATTCAAACTTTTGGCGTCCAAACCACTGAGCATGGCCTTGACTATCATAAGCGAAGCCGGAGGTAAGCTGCTGAAGTTTGTTTGTGACAGCAGCCGCTGTCGGAGCCGTGATTTGCTCATGCACATAATCCTTTTTCATGTTTTCATAAGGCTCGCGGTCGTCTAGATCGCATCGGATCTGCACGACATGACATGGCGGCAGCTTGTCCTTATACTCGCCAGGCTCCAGCACGTATGTCGCCGGCTTGATCGCCTCCATGACCTTTGGCAGCGCGTTCGGCAGCGGCTCCCATTGGCCGTAGTCGCGGTTTACGCAGTAGAAATATTGCTGTAAGAACGCGCCCTTGCTGCGGCCTAGCAGCGTCTGATCGACGACCTTACACTGGCCAAACACATCCTCTAGGCCGTTCGACGTGAACGATCCAGTTAATCCCCAGCGAATCTTGAACTGATCGAGGATTTTGAGCAGGAACTTGAACCGTTTGCCGGACGGGTTCTTGAGCCGCGTCAGTTCATCGAAGACAATGCCATCGAAGTCTTTCGGATCAATCGACGGGATGTTGTCGTAGTTGGTTACGACGATGTCGACATCAGCCGCGAATGCTTTCTTGCGTTGCGCTGGCGTGCCGATTGCGACGCTCATGCGTAAATGCTCGGCCCATTTAGGACGTTCAATAGGCCACACGTCGGTGCAAACGCGCTTCGGCGCAAGCACGAGCCAACGGTCGCAATGACCTTTAGCCGTCATGTCCGACATCGCCGTCAGTGTGATCGCTGTCTTGCCCGCGCCAACCGGCGCGAGGATCATGGCTCGGTCGTGGGCGAAGAGGAAATCAGCAGCAATATGCTGATAGGGACGAAGATCAGGCATCACGCGCAAAGTTTCCAAATAATTGTTTTCGCATGTTTATGGCGACAAGACATGCTTCGGCTAAATCTTCATATAAGCCAAAACTTTTGGTTTTTCCGTCAATAGTTATTCTTACCCACCATTTATCTGACGGGGCGTGCCAACTAATCCCAGTAAAGCCGCTAGAATTTTTTGCGCTAACAGACCGATTTTGCGCGTTTTGACGCGGCGTAGCCAACCGAAGATTTTCTATTCTGTCGTCGGATCTATCGCCGTTTATATGGTCGACCATTTTAGTCGGCCATTCGCTATAATGATAAGCCCAAATTACGCGCGCCGCCTTGTATGACTTTCCATCTATCTTTATTTCTCTTCGTCCGTCGCTTCTGGCAGCGCCAGCGCACGTTCCGGCGAATTGATTGTTAAAATTATACCATCCTGCGCCGTTTTTAAAATCGGATCGCGGGCGACGCTTCCAATACAGATAGCCGCTGTCGTATGTAAATAACCCTCTTATTTCATGCGCTTGCATTCATCCTCTCCACAGTCCATCTATCCACCTGTTCGCGGCTCCAAAGACACGCATAGTTCTGATTAAGTTTTTGCATGTCTTCGGCGAATATTTTTTGCAGCGCGGATAACTTGCCGCCCATTTTTTTTAGCTCTACAAACCATGTCTCACCGTTTGGTAGACATACAATGCGGTCACTGACGCCGCGATTTGATAGAGAGTTGAACTTGTATGCTATGCCGTTAAGCGATTGAACCGACTTAACAAAATAGCGCTCAATGTCTTTTTCTAGGTCTTGCATAAAATTGTTGTTGCATGGGCGTAAAGAAAAGTCTAGTGTCGAATCACTGAAAGGTAAGGTAATGACACACAGCAATATCGTAGGCGGTTCGACCGCTAAACGTTTGATTAACTGCCCCGGTTCGCGGGCGTTAGTCAACACAGTCCCTGAAAAAGCTAGCTCTAAATACGCCGAAGAAGGCTCGCGTTTGCATGACGCCATGCATATGATTCTGTCGCATGGCGGCAGCGTCGAAGATTATCCTGACAATGAGAAGCTAATCCTAGCGCTTGACTCATTGAACGAGATCGACCCTAATAATGAGCTTGAGTTTGCTACGGAGGTGAACGTCCATTTTAACGACTTTCTTGCCGGAGTTTACGGTTCTTGCGATCTCGCTGGCCGTATTCGCAATCGTGCGATAGTTCTCGACTGGAAGTTCGGGGATGGCGTCGCGGTAGACGCTGAAGAAAATGAACAGCTTATGTTCTATACCGCCGCAGGTATGCGGACGGAAGAACTGCGCTGGGTGTTTGAAGGCGTTGATGAGATCGAACTCATCATCGTGCAGCCGCCGTATGTGAAGCGTTGGCTTACAACCCCCGGTCGCATTAAGGCGTTTGAGCGCACGCTGTATGATGCTGTGCAGGCGTCGTTCAAGCCTAACGCACCGTATGCTGCCGGAGATCACTGTCGTTGGTGCGCGGGTAAGCCTATCTGCCCTCTGCTTACAGGTCAGCTTGAGCGCGCCGTGGCGACGAAGGTTAAAGCTATTGACGTGGAGAAAGTCGGCAATGCTCTGGCGTTTGCGATCCTTGCGGAAGAGTGGGCTAAAAGCGTCCGTGAACTGGCCCAAACGATGCTGGAGAACAACGCGCCCGTGCCGGGATGGAAGCTCGTCCCCAAGCGCGCCACTCGTCAATGGGTTGATGCTGAAGGAGCGCGAGAAGCTCTTGAGCAAATGGGACTGGATAATTCGGAATTAATCGAGACGACTTTGCGTTCGCCTGCGCAGATCGAGAAGGTGCTGAAAAAGCACAAGCTCGAACTGCCGAAGGAGCATGTCGTCGCGGTTTCAACAGGGAATACTATTGCCCCCGAATCAGATCCGCGCCCAGCCGTTTTGACTATCGGAAAAGATATACGCGCCGCATTTAGCAAGTTGGAAGCCAAATGATTGACGCTGACACTTTGCGGTCTTTGGTTGATTATGACTCTGACACGGGTGTGTTCACGTCGCGCGCCGGTCGTCGCGGCGTAACACGCGGGCGCACGCTTGGGCGCGCCGATGTGACGGGCTACTTTCGTTTTATGGTCAAAGGTCGTCAATATTTAGTGCATAGGCTGGCATGGCTTTATGTTTATGGCGAATGGCCAGCCAACGAAATAGATCATATTGACGGTGATAAGGGCAACAACAGAATTTGTAATTTAAGAGAAGCCACGCGGTCGCAGAATTGCGCGAATCGGCGCAAGATTGGCGTAGGTCTTCCGAAAGGCGTTCAAAGAAACGCTAATAGATTTCAGGCGGTAATAACGGTCAATGGCAAACGTAAATGTCTTGGCTCTTATCTATCGCCCGAAGAAGCGCATGCTGCATACTGTGCGGCGGCGCAAAATGAATTCGGTGCATATCATTGTGCCGGATAACAGCGAAAGGTAAAGTCATGTCAAATATAGTGAAGTTCGGCAACGCCAATCTCCCCACCGCTGCGTCTTTGGCTGAGTCGCTGCGTAAACTCGACACCGACGCCAGCGTCGGTTCGGTCATCCTGAAAATGGATAAGACCGGCCATTGGGTTTACGGTGCGGATCAGACTGAGATCGACAAAGATGGACGCTGGGCGGTCAATCCGTTCTCGTTCGTTCACGGTTTCATCGCGTGGGGCGAAGGCGAAGTGCTTGGCGAGAAGATGGTGTCCATCACGGAGCCGCTTCCCGAACTGGACGTGCCCCCTCCTGGCGCTAAGCGCGGATGGGAGCCGCAGGTCGGCATGAGCGTCAAGTGCCTCGATGGTGAGGATGCTGGCGTTGAGGCTCGCTATACGGTAACGTCCGTTGGCGGTAAGCGCGCTATGCACCAGCTCGCCATGAAGGTTGCCGATCAGGTCGAGAAGAATCAGGACGCGCCGGTGGCCGTCGTGAAGCTCGGCTCGGAATATTATCAGCACAAGTCCTACGGTCGCGTCTACACTCCGGTGTTTGACGTGATCGACTGGATCTCGCTCGACGGTGCGCCGGCTGAATCGGTCGATGGCTCCGCTGGTGACACTGGCCGCCGTCGTCGCGGCTGATAATAGGGAGGGCGGGGGCTAATAACCCCCGTCTTTTTTCATGACATATCTTTTCCCTTATGCGGGCTACGATGGCCCGAAACGCAAACCGCCATCACAATCCAAAGAAGCGCGTAAGCATCGGCTTCGTGTGGCGACGCGCGCATTGCGTGTGTTGGAGTCTGAGCCTGAACTGACCCCACAGCAGCGCATGGCGTTAGAAGCTGCGGTCAATGCTGAGTATGTGCCGACAGCAACAAGCGGTCTGCCGCCATCTTACAGAAAGATACTGAGCGAAGTCGCGCTAAAGCATAAAGTGCCTTACAAGTCGATCCTTGGCGAATCGCAGTTGGCCCACATATCTCAAGCGCGGCGGGCGTTTATATTCCGCTGTCTTGAAGAGATCCCTAACGCAACATCTGCTGGGGTAGGACGCTACATTAACCGTGACCACACAACGGTGCTTTACG